ATAGTCTCGTTTAAGATTATCATTGATAGCCGGAGCATCCGGAGCTCGTAATTTCCATACTAAGTTATGAAGTAGGTTATCTAAAGCTCCGTACTTGTTAGTAACTTGTATGCCTTGCCGAATGGATTTGACTTTATATCCTACGGCCTTTGAAAGCTTCTTACGGAACGCTTCTTTTAGTACCTTAGCGAAACATTTCAACTCATACCGGTAGTTATGCAGTCTGCAGTTAGGAGTAGCTACAAACCAAGCTAATGATAAAAGGGAATTGCTAAAGCCCGACGGGGTAACTGTCGCTTCTTCGACGACGTCACTACGTGAGCGTTTCTTGAGTATGGTAAAGGTTTTTCTTTGCTTGAAATCGAACCGTATTACATCGATGACATGAGATTTATACCCTTTGTAGATCATCCTTGTATCACCATCGGCGTACACCGTGTCGTACTCGAATTGCACGTCCAATTTGTCACCCCTATCTATAATTGATAGGTCTAAGGATAGAGGAACTGTGGCGCTATATCCGACTTCTGCAGTAAACCCTTTAGCGTTGATCCGCTCACCGCATTTTGAGCAATAGAACTCATCTGATTCCCGGCAAGGCACTATCCCAAACCCATTAGATTCCATTGGCCAAAGATTAGCGAAGGAGTGTTCGCAAGGTACATGGTAATAACTTGCAGGGTTAAAAGGTGATACTTGATTGCGCCGCACTAGGTCGTACAGCCTTTGTACTTGTAGATTGAATAAGACCTTCATAAGGCGCTATCCTTTCTCTTATAACAAATCGTCTAAATCATCTTCTTCAGGAGTTTCTTCAACTACTGGAGCTTCTACTACAGGTTCTTCAACAGGGAGAACGTCCTCTACTGGCGCTTTCTTTTTAGTACTACGTTTACGCTTAGGCTTTTCTTCTACAGCAGGTTGATCTTCTACTGTTGAGGTAGCTTCTGCTGGTTCTTCCACCTTAGGCGCTTCTGTTTTCTTACCGTTAAGCACCTTAAGTCCTAAATCGCAAGCAGCGATACAGCCTTCACAATACGCCATAGCGGCGTCTTTACGTTCGCTAGCTGGTGCATCTTTTACAAGTTCATATAAAGCGTCGATTGCTTCGCGTTGTTGTTGAATTTGTTGTTTTGAAAGTGTCATAAGAATTGTCCTCCTAATCCTTCATGTAGTAAGGGTTCTCAAACCCTGCTGCGTTTAATATGAGCCCTTCGTTCCAGGGTTCAGGTTCACACATAATATCTATAACTTCTTCTAAACTGCCTTCGCCTATTGGCGCTTCGATAACCACTTCGTCGTGGATGTGGGCTACAATTTTGTATCCTGCTTTAGAAAGCCGTAGCATTGATGCTGCTAAGCAATCCCTTGCTACAGCTTGTACAATGTTTTCGACGAGCTTTCCGCCATAGGTTTCAACCCTGCCCCATGTATTCTTAACCTGATCCATACCGTCGTACTCAATCGACTCACTACCGAATCGGTTAAGTCCGAGTCTAGGTCTTGCGTAGGCAAGTCTTCGACCGGATGGTAACTCAATGAACAGGAATCCTTTCGATTTAAAGAATTTAATATTGCCTTGTCTGATTCGTACTGGTTCTCCTGTTCTCACGACTTGCTTTGCTGCGCTGTCTGCGTCTTTCCAAAATCTCGTAATTCGCGGGCTAGCTTGTCGCCACGCTTCGATGATACCCGGTAGCTCCTTTTCAGGAATCTCACCTTTAGTGTCCATCGCTTTCATAGCTCCTACGCCGCCACCATACCCTAGCGCTAATTCAGCTACCTTGCCCTTTTGCCGTAGGTGCCCATTAACACCGTGTTTCTCAACTGGTACGTGGAACATGCTGGACGCGGAAGCGCAATAGATGTCTCCGCCTTGAGCGAATACATCTTGGCGCCACTGCTCGTGAGCAAGCCAGGCGATAACACGGGCTTCAATAGCGCTAAAGTCGGCTACAATAAATCGGTGCCCATCCTCTGCTACAAGAGCAGTACGGATAAGTTGCTTAATCACATCACCAGGGTTTCCGAAGAGTAGGTCTAGCATTTCTACGTCTCTACTTTTAAGGACTTCCCGAGCGGTGTCTAAATCTTCTAAGTAGTTACGAGGTAGGTTCTGTAGTTGTACTACACGACCCGCCCATCGTCCACTACGCATAGCTCCGTAAAACTGAAGCATGCCGTGGATGCGACCATCTGAACATACAGCGTTTTTCATGGCCAAGTATTTTTTGATGGAGGAGTTACCGAGTACTTGTCTATTTTGCAGTACCTTGCGAACATCAGAGGGGATATCCTGCGTCAAGAGGTTTGATACATCGTCTTTTCTCATTGTTTCTAGATCATATCCTAGTCTTGCCGTCAGCCACTCTTTAAGTTGCATCGTACTGTTCGGATTCTCTAATCCGGTTAATATCTTGGATGACTCGGTAGCCTCCGCCACAATTTCGTCGTTACAAGCAAGCGCTGCATCGACGAGCTCCATATCTACTTTCACGCCTCGCCAGTTGATATCTTGGTCGAGTAACCAGTACTCGTGCTCGATAGCCGGTGGTTTCAGCGAAAGTAAGCGTTTACGAATTGCCTTTTCTACTACCACGTCCTGGCGGTTATATTCAATGTATTCCGCCCATTTCTCAGGCGCATCCTCTGGCATATTGCGTGTCTTAGGATTTGTCTTAGTTGGTTTTCGTGGTACAGAGAAGAACTGAATTAGGCGTTTACCTCTTGAGTCTTTGGCTTCTCCTAATTTCAAAGCCTTAGACACATTGTCGAGACTTGCTGGTAAACTGCAGTATAACGCTAATACAGAGGTACATTCCCAGTTCGTGTAATCCGCATCAGGGAAGTACTTTTTTAGACAAAGCATTTCGAATGCTGCGTTAAATGCGGTCTTTGTAATTTCCTTGTTATACAAAGCGTCCACCACCCTCTCGGGCAGTGGATCCTTTGTCATATCAATTACTTCGACCGGTTCGTCATCGAAGCTGTAGGCAAAGAGCAGTATTTCAAATGTTGTATCATCAACGTATCGCTGGGCCCCATATTTAATAGGGCAGTCAGAATACGTTTCCACATCAATACTGAGCTCCATAATTGCCTCCTTAGATTAAATCGTCATCGTCCATATCGCCTAAATCGTCGTCGCCGAAGTCATTAGCAGATACGTGAACGCCACCGAGGCGGTCACCATCTTTAACTTTACGAACGCCATTTAGACCAAAGCCTACACCCTTTTTACCATTAAAGTTGTAAGCGAACACTGAAAGTGCTACCTGTGCGTATACACCGGAGTAGATTTCTTCTTCAATGTCGAATTGGTCCATTTTGATTTTGTCACGCGTAAATACGATAGGTTGCTTATCACTGTTAGCGTTGATGAAGAACTTGCCAGCGTATGTTTCAGGTTGGTCTGCTACTGCTTCATCTGTATCGCCATCGCGTAAGTTCAATTTAAGGTATGCTGCTTTACCTTCTACCTTAGCTACTGCTTTTGGATCAGCCTTAAGTTCTTCGATTGCTTTTTCAAAAGCCTTGATAGTCTTCTTATCTGTTTTGTCAATAATGATTTGGGAACTATATTTTGCTTTGCCGTCGTCGTTTTTACGAGGTTGAGCGATGTTTGCATAGGAAAGTCTTACGATACCAGTTGTTAATTTAGCCATTGTTACGGTCTCCTTATTTCTTAAATGGGTTACAGTCATGTTCGAACCCTATTACTGTACTAAATAAATTATCTAATTCATCTTCGATGTCGGACCGCTCATCATCTAAAGCGGTCCATTTGTCGTCATCTTCCCATGGAGGTGAACCAAACGAGTTCTCCTCCAATGTATAAGACGCTTCTATTGCCTCGCACCTTGCATTTACAGCATAGTAGCGGACATGTAAGCTAGTAGCGTAAGCAATAGTAATTTGGTAGAGCTCATCGAGGTAGTGACCTCGTTCGCGGAGCTCTTTTGCGATTGCATTAACAGTTACCATTGTTACACCTCGTCTTCAAATTCATTTGCCATTGTTTCTGCGGTATTAATCGCAGGGCGTTTATCGCTTTCCGGTACAAGTGTAGGCTTGCCCTCAGGCTTGTCGATATACGCTTCTAGGTATTCGGCAACGCCTTTTTTACCAAGAACCTTTTGTAGATTTGTGATACCTTCAAGTTCTCGAGGCTTGAAGATTTCCTCTTCTTTATAGCCATTGTCGAGTAATGTTTTAGCAGCAGCGTCTGGATCCGTAATTGTACGTCTTGACGTACCTTCCACTAACTTATATCCAGGCCACTGTTTCTCACCCGATAAGGCTTTCTCGTAAGCAAAGTCGTAAACACCTTTAATCCACTTTGTGATTAAATCTTTCATCCCTAAGATGTCAGATACTTCACGGTCAGTGAGTAATTGATTGAGCTTACCGCCATTCTTATAGAATGTATCAAGGCAAGTATCTGCTAATGCTCGGCAGGTGTGCCGTGCTTTACAGAAGTTACAGTAATCGCAAGGCGTACATTCACCTATACCGTCCCAGGCGCGTTGCGCGATTGGTTTGATATCTTCGCCCCAATCAAGAAGTTCTTCAAGTGACATTTCATCGGTAGACACACTATCTAGTCTCGGTTGAACGATCGTCATACGAACTGTTTTAATGTCATATAGGAATTCGTTTACATCGTAAGCACCTAATGCGTAGAGTCGCATCTGTGTGTTTTCAACAGCGCTAACAGGAACGCCCTTGCCGTACTTCAGGTCAATCACTTCCAGGATGCCATCGGCTACGATTACCATATCGCCGGTACCGAAGCCTTCAGGTACCCATCTAGAGAAGTCGAGCCGTGCTTCAATCATGGCTTCCGCATCAGAAGAACGAGCACGGGCTTCGTTTATCTTTTCTTCGCAAATATCGACATACCGATTAACCGCTTCTACCATTTCAGTAGAGTAGTCATCTAGCTTAGGGGCTTTTTTGCCTTCAAGCTTATGCCGGAGGATTGCTTCCGCCAGGTCGTGCGCTACAGTACCTTCCGCAGCATACGGAGATTGTTCATCAGGAAACATCGCTTCGAGTCTTGCTGAAGGAGTACATACTAGCCACCTGGCACTACTGGATGCACCTAGTAAGGCGTGTTTCTTAGCCACGGCTATTCACCCATTCCATAATTTGAATACGTTGTTCATCGGTAGCAGATGTTACCTTTTCAGCGCCGATGCTATCTAAGAAGGCTTTGAATTCGCCTTTAGCTTTCGTTTTATCAGTAGCTTTTGCCATTACGTCTTTTACTGCTTCACGAGTTGCTTCAAGGCTAGGTACTGCTTTTTCAGGTTCCACAGTTGGAGCTGGTTCTTCTTTAACAGGTTCAGCTTTAGGAGCTGGTGCTTCCTTATTAACCGGTACAGCTCTAGGAGCAGGGTCTTCTACTTTTGGAGTTTCCTTCTTGGCCGGCTTAACGTCATTAGTTGTCCAGTTTTCTACTTCTTTAACTGAAGTACCTACAATAGATTTATATAGGTCTTTCACTTCTTGTTCTAATTCAACTGCTTTGTCTACTGTGATTTTTAACTCGATCATTGTTCTGTTTCCTTTCGGTTTAACGATGTGATATACTTTAAATGGATATTTTTCTATGTGCCCTTTACGCATTGCCGTGCGTGAGGGCATTTTTTTTGCGCCCAAGCATTCATCAGGAATGCAATAGTCTTTATCAGGGCACGTTGTACAATCTCGCAATTTAATCACCGCCTTTCAAAGCGCTTAAATCTAATGCTGCTCCCTTGTCAGTGTTTTGCCACGCATAAAAGTCAATTCCTGCCAATTTTAAAATATCGGCAGCTGCTTTACCTCCTGGTGCGTTATCGATAACACTACGTGCCGATTGATAAGCGTTCTCTAACTTTTCGAGTTTTTCATCATACGGTTTCGCGATTGCATATAATGCTTTAATCTCATCACTAGGTTTATCAAGCCCCGCCGTATACAAATTACCTATTGTACGATTTAACGCCTTATCACAAGAGACAAGATTTCGTCTAAATTCTGAGCCGTATCCGGCTTTTTCTAACGCACTTGCAACCGATTCAGCAGAGGCCATTATGTTTTTAAAATCTATAAATAGATGACTTGATTCTATGGCGCTCTGCAGCGCTTCTTTTCGTGCGTTTCTCAAAGGCGCGTGCTTTTTTAAATATTCGCTTCGAAGAAAGGCACGAACT